GCCGGCAGTGTTAGTTGAACTAGGTGTATATGATGTTGTTTCGTTAATAGATTCTTGGTCCGAAAACCGTATAAACATTTCATCTCTTGATGAAGATGTACCAATAGTTGTTTCTGTTCCAAAAAATATTAAGTGTCTATCCGGTGTAGATACTAAACTAAAAGATGATGATGTTGGTGCGTTAGCAAGTATAGTTGCTCTTGTTTCTGTTGCACCTGTTGGATCAGAATCCCATTCAAATGTTTCTCCACCATTAATTGTTGCAATAAGTTTATTACCAAAATTATCTAATGACCATAGTCCTGGTGCTGTTACAATATCTCCAGATGTTGCACCATTCCATGCAAAATAATTAGAGGCATCTGTTACAGTTGCACCTGACGAATGCGTTGCAGCTGTTGTTCCTTTTGCACCTCTTGTTAATCCAGATAAAGTTCCACCACTGTTTCCAGTATAAGTTATTAACTCATTTCCAATTAATACAGTACCTGATGATGCAAACGAAGTTGAACTAGCCATAGTTAATGATGTTACACTAGAGTTAATTTCTGATGATAAGGTAGATGTAAATTGTCCTTGTTGAACACCACCCCATGATCCAAGGCCCCAACCTGTTGTTGCAACTTCAACTGCTGGTCCAACAGGATAATAATGTTTAACTCTAATACCACCAGATGTGCTTGCTCCCGATCCAGTTTCATTAGATGCCATGGTAACAGTTAGTGTAGTATTTGTTGGTATGGTTGTTACTTGAAATTTATTGTCGTCAAAATTAGAAGAAGTAAAATCAGAATTTGTTATAGATGTAAAATTATCTAATAAAATAATATCACCTTTGTTTATATTATGTGCTGATGCAAAAGTTATTGTTACAGTTGCGGATCCGTTTGTTGTAGAAAAAGCTGATGTTAAAGTTGTAGTAGATTTAATTGGGTGAATGTCATAAAAAATACCACCAGAGTATGCATATAAAATTCTATTTGTTCCTAAAGCTGCAAACTTAATACCACTAGCATTAACAAAATGATGAATTGCTGTGTTACGTCCTGTTAAATCTACTGAACCTAGTTGTGCCCAACCACCTATTTTTTCAGGCGTTCCATATCTAAATCTAACATTATCACCTTCAATCCATTGACCTTCACCGCCAGTTCCAGTAACTTGTTTATTAAATCCAGGTGCAAATTTTACTTTTTGTAACATATAGCTTCATTATTTTAATTTAGGAATACCTAACATCGGTCTTCCATCAAATATATTTTTATCAGCAAATGGGCCATTTACATGATTGTAATGTAAAAATACTTGACCACATATGTTTCCTTCAAATGGCTCTCGCCAATGTTCTAAATCGCATCCACTATATACTAGCATATCGCCAACATCAAGCAAGACTTCTGTACCTTTTGGAGCATTAGGTTTATGTATATTTTTGTACTCATCTATTACATTATTTTGACCTGTGCCATCTATAAATATAGACCAAGGCTCTCCACCTAAATGCACTGTAGTAGATATTTCACAGCTAGGTCTATCTTTGTGTCTTTTTAATATATCTCCTTTTTTATATACTCTAGCATAAGAGTATGTTGGAACTAATTTTAATCCTGTTTCTTTTTGCATAGTTGGTAAAACTTTCATCATCAACGTTTCCATTACAAAATCACCATAACTAGAATAAGTATTAGGTACTTGTTTATCAGACCAAGTTCCTAACAAACTAGATTGCGAATGAATGTTATTTTTATACATAAAATCAACAGCATCACGTTTAAGTAAAAAATAATTAAATATAAAATTAGCTAATTCGTAAGACACAGCTTTTTTAATAACTTGATATTTTTTAGTTTGAAACATTATACTACCATACACTTTTGCATAAAATTAAATGATACTGATATTCTTATATCATTAGATTCATTTGGATCAACAGCATGAGTTAACCAAGAAGGAAACATAATTAATCTACCTGCTTTAGGTTCAAAATGTGTTTCTCTCCATAATCTAACAGGAGACTGTCCTGGTTTTTGTCTTGGCCTACACATTGATGCTGCAGCTCTTGGATCATCTATTTTTAAATGACCAGAGTTAGGTTCAGCTTTAATATAATAAACGCCAGACCATAAAGAATTTGGATGTATGTGTGCTCTATTCATTCCGCCAGGTGGATTAATGTTTGCCCACATGTTTCCTAAATAAGGTTCACTATCTAAATGTTCTTGTTCATATATAGTTCTTTGTGATTCATATAACAATTTAACTAATTTATGATACTCAGGTAGTTCACTCATATTAGTTTCTGAATGCCAACCATTAATATTAGTTCTATTAATACCTTTGTCTTTATTTGCCCAAGCTACAATGTCTCTTTCTAACTCTTGATTAAGAGTTGGGTGTTTTATATCTGCAATATAAATAGGTGTTGGAAAATATAGTTCTCTAAACATTACTTAAACGGAGGACCTCCAAACCACATCACTAAAGATTTTCTATTACCTTGTATAATCGGTGTAACTCTATGTCTAATAAAAGAGGCAAAAAATATAGCGTGTCCTTGTTTAATTTTTGCAATTTTACTTTCAGTCATTAATTCTAAATCTCCTCCCACATATTCTGTTTCAGGAGATAATAAACAAGTCATAGATATTTTTCTAACAGGTGGTTCATTAGACATATTAACATCATTATCAACATGCCAATCATAAAACCCACCTTCTGGATATTCTGTATACTGTGCATTTTCTGTTATTTGCATTCCTTCAAAACCAAAATGATTACCATTAGTTTGTTTCATTATTCTTTCTATATCTCGATACATATCTGGCATATTTTTAAATGGTATCCAACTAATATGTGAAGTTCTTGTTTTAGTATTTAAGACCCCACCTTTAACACTTTTATCTTCTCCTACCTTTGCTTTTATTTTAGGTTGAGATCTTCCTGCATCAATAATCATTTGGCATTGTTTTGGTGTAAAAATTGGTTGTGTTGTTTCAACAATATAAGATTTCCAACGTGGTTCTGTTATCATGCGGCACCTCTATTTTGTATTGGATCAAATTGAACATCACAATTTGCAGCAAGTGTTCTTCTAATTTCATCGGTTCCATTAAAAGGATAAACACAATGCCTCATATCATATGGAAAAACATAAAAATCTCTAAGGTTCATTGGTGGTTGATAATCTATTTTTGCAAACTGACCATTCGCAGCTCCTAATATTTGTAGTCTACCATTCTGTGGTATATTAGACGCTGAATATTCTTTACCATATGTTGAGGGTAATTTTAAAATCATTACACTAGATAAACCTGTAAATAACATACCTCTATGAACATGTGTAGGATTATACTCGTGCTTTTTCATTTCATTAACCCAAATAGAATTTAAATGTAAATCATAATCTTTAATTTTATTAAATGTTAAATAGTGTTTAAAAACGGACATAAAATAATCTGTAATATTTAAAGGTAACACATTATGTCTTTTAATTTTAGATTCATCTTTTCCACTATAAAATAAAGAATGTTCATTTTCTATTTTGCCAACTAATTGTTTATTAGCTGAATGTAGATTATTAATATTACTTTCATATAATGAATTTATTGTAGTAAAAATATCCAAAGGAACTTGGTATTTTAAAACACATTGACCTAAGAATACAAAATCAAATTTAAGAGTTTGGCTTTCCATATTTTGGAAGTTCTTCTTTTTTTTCAGTTTTATTTTCTAGTTCACCTGATTTTTTAATTCTTTGTAAAGATTGAAGTTGTCCTAAAATATTAAATCTTTCTGCTTCTGAAGTATGATCATTTATTGCTCTTGATTTTCCAGCGTACATTAAACCATATGATTCTAATTGGTGTTGATTAACATCTTGATCATTAAATGATCCATCATTAAATTCTTTTTTTAATTTAGACCACATTTTAATTTCACGCATTCTATGTCTTGCAACTTTTTCCATGGAAGCTTTACCAAAACGACACTCATCTAAATCTATTTCATATTTACTTAACTTATATTCATCTTTTTCTGTATCTAATTTTTTTTCTAACCATTTAATTTTTGCATCATTTCTTCTATAATCAAAAGACAAAGCCATAAGATTGTCTAAATAACTTGATTGTTCTCTAACACACTGCCAATACTTTGCAGCTTTAGTTGGATAACGATTGTCTTGTAATACAGAAAACCTTGCTTCAGTTTCTGTTCTAAACATTTGTTTCTTGGTCCATGTATCTCGAAGCTCGTCTACCATACTTTTAAAATCGGATAGATCTGTTGGCTCTAACAAATTGTTTAAGTTATTCTCTTCTTTTTGTATAAGATCTTTAATATCTTTTTTCATGTCTTTCTCCATTTTTGTTAATATATACTTTTTAAAAACACTTGTAAAGTATTAAGATACGTCAAAAGTTACTGTTGACTGTACTTCACCAGTCCATTCATAAGTAGTTTGAACAACATTAATACCAGGACCATAAAAACCACCTGCCACCATACCAAGTGATCCCGGACTGTTTTGTGCTGGACCCATATTAGATAAAACTGCAGGTAAATTATTTTGTTCTGACCACGAAGAACCATTCCATAATTCAACATTAACCGTGCTTCCACCAGAAGCTAAAGCAGATGTTTGTGATCCAAAACCAGCTACACCTTCTCTACCATTAGTATTTAAATCAGCAATTTCAGTCCAACTAGTTCCATTCCAAGATTCTACTTCACCACCGTCCGCTGGTGAATCTGCAGCGCCTCCAAAACCTAAACAAGCAGTGTATGTGCCTGCCGCTCCTAAAGAGTGTCTTCCAGTATTTAAATCTCCAGTTTCAGTCCAACTAGTTCCATTAAATGTTTCTGCATTTGTAATTTTTGCACCTGGTGATCCTTCACCAGCAAAAGCTATTCCCGCTGTTAAAATTCCAGTTACTCCAGGATTATTATCTTTAGCAGTATTTAAATTATTTACTTCAGTCCAACTAGTACCGTTCCATGTTTCTGTATCTACTTTAGCAGGTGGTCCTCCCCCACATATTAAAGCTGCAGTTGTTAAACCTAAACCACTCATATTTCTTTTAGATGAATTTAAATTATTTACTTCAGTCCAAGAACTTCCGTTATAAGTTTCTGTATCAGCAATTAATCCTACTCCAGGCCACGTGCTTCCTCCACCAGTAATTAAACCAGCTGTTTGTATTCCAGCTCCTCCAGCTTGAAAGTGACCATCAGCATTAAAGTTTCCACCGCTTGCCCAAGAAGCAGCTGAAAGTATAAAACCTTTTAATGTTCTAGAAGTTGAATTATACCACATTTGTCCAACAATAGGATTTGATGGATCTGATGTTACAGTTTCAATATTAGTTCCGTGTATGTCTTTGTATTCTGCCATATTAACTCGTATTTAAAGTTTTATTTACAACGCTTGTACCGCTCCAGTCTTCAACTGTTGTTTGTCCAGGTTGAGCACCGCCAAAAATTATAGCGTTGGTGCTCGTTGCTCCAGCGCCAGCCATTCCATCTCTTCCTGTGTTTAAATCTGCAACTTCTACCCAACTTGTTCCATTCCAATCTTCTGTTATAGCTGGTTGTCCCATAGCTAAAGCTCCAGTTGGTACTCCTGCTCCAGAAAAAAAACTTCTAGATGTATTAATATCATTTAATTCAGACCAAGCTGATCCATTCCAAGATTCTGTTTTTGCTACGGATGGAGCTCCTGCAAAAGCTAATACAGCAGTAGCTACAATTCCTGCACCTGCATGAGCTTGTCTTGCTGTGTTTAAATCTCCTACTTCAGTCCATGCCGATCCATTCCAAGATTCATTAATTGCTGTAACACCACCAGGGGCTTCTCCACCAAATGCTATTGCTGCACTTGTTGTTCCTGCACCTGAAAATTGAGTTCTAGCACTATTTAAATCTCCTACTTCAGTCCATGCTGATCCATTCCAAGATTCATTACTAGCTGTAACAGGAGCTTCTCCTCCAATACATAATGCAGCTGTAGCAGATGCAGGACCACCTGCACTAGCCATTAATTTTCTAGCAGTATTTAAATTATTTAATTCTGTCCAACTTGATCCATTCCATAATTCTGTTTCATTTTTATGAGAAGGTGCTGGTGGTGCTAGTTCTCCACCAAAAGCTAAAGCAGATGTATAAATTCCATCGCCTCCTAAAGTTCTTCTTCCTGTGTTCATAGCAGTTCCAGTAGCCCAAGCTCCAATAGGTGCACCTAAACCTGTCCATTCTTCTGTTGTTGCTACTGCAGCAGTTCCATTATTTCCTGCATAACTTACAGTATTTGATGTTGTGCCTCCTCCTGCGTTATCACTTGTAGCAGCACTTATATTATTTTGTTCTGCCCAAGAACTTCCACTCCATAATTCTACGTCTGCACTTTTACCACCAGGTACTTCTCCACCAAAAGCTAAAGCTGATGTTGATGTTCCTGTTCCAGCAAATTGTTGTCTTGCAGTATTTAAATCCGCTACTTCAGTCCACGCTGATCCATTCCAAGATTCTGTAACTGCTGTTGTAGGTTTTCCACCAAATGCTAATGCTGCTGTAGTAGTATCTCCTGATCCACTTAAATTTTTTCTAGCACTATTTAAATCTGCTATCTCAGTCCATGAAGTACCATTCCAAGATTCATGTAAAGCTGAACCATCACCTACGATACTTCCACCAAAAACTAATGCAGCTGTTGAGGGTGCTTGTTGAGAAGATCCCATAACATCTCTAGCAGTGTTTAAATCATTAACTTCAGTCCAACTAGTTCCATTCCATAATTCTGTAGCAGCAGATCCTGGAGCAGCAACAGATAACCCAGCCGTACCAGTAGCACCTAATCCAGTGTTTCCTTGTTTAGCAGCATTTAAATCATTAACTTCTGTCCAAGAAAGTCCATTATATGCTTCAGTAAAAGCTCGATTAGTACCATCAGTTCCACCAAACATTAAAGCTGATGTATAGATACCAAATCCTCCTCCAGATTGTCTTGCACTATTTAAATTACCACCAGTCCTCCACGCGCCAGCTGTAGTTAAACTTGGAAATCTATAAGAAAAATTACGATTTGTACTATCATAAAAAAGTTCACCAGTTTTTGCACTAGTTAAAACTCCATCGTTACCACGAACCGTAGTTCCAACAATATCTTTATATTCAGCCATTATTTACTCTTCAGCAACCAACCTTGAGTAGAGTCTGTAAATACTAAAGTGTTTGCTGCTCTTTCTACGGATACAGTTAAATCTTCATCTGCACCATGTATTTTAGAACTATTTCTACCAATCGTTAAATTGTTAGTATCAAACGTTCCTGCATAATCTACAAAAGAAACCTCATCACCAATTGATGGTGAAGCTGGAAGTGTTAAAGTAAATGCTGCACTTGTTGTATTACAAAATACACCTTGACCAGCTGAAGCTGTAAAGTTTGATGTTTTAACTGCTTGCCACGATGTACCACCACCAATGTATGTTTTAACATCGGTCATTGCAACTTGAACCATTGTACCATTGTCGTTTAGTACAACTCTGTCCGCATCTGCAACTGTTGTTGAAGTAGCTGATGTATTACCATCAATTATATTTATTTCTGCTGCAGTTGATGTAACACCATCTAATATATTAAGTTCTGCTGCTGTTGATGTAATTGCAGTACCACCAATATTAAAACCTGTTGCTTGAACTGTGCTATTAAACGTTGCAGCACCAGCTGCTGACATATCTAAAGTTAAAGCTGTAATAGCAGAAGCATTATCATCTCCTTTAAATATAATATCTTTATCTTGTACTTCTGATGTAATTACGAAATCACTTGAACTACTTTGAAATGAACCAAATTTTGTACCACCGTCTTTTAAATTAACATTACCATTACTATCAGCATCTAAATTAATTACACTTACAGCATCTATAATAAAATTACCACTTGATGAAACAGTTAAATTAGTTCCATCTCCTTCAATCTTTTCCCCATCATCGCCAAACGTTAAACCAACGTTAGCTGGTATGTTAATATCTGTTGTGGCTGTTAAGTGTAAATCATTAGATGAAGCTATTGTTAAATCAGTTCCATTTCCTAAAATATTTTCACCAGCATCTCCAAATTGTACGAAAGAATCATTACCTAAAATAACATCATGGTTAAATGTAGCAGTACCAGCATCTGACATATCTAAAGTTAAAGCTGTAATTTCTGATCCACCATCATTACCTTTAAATATTAAATCTTTATCTGAAACTCTTGATCTAACTTGAAAATCAGATCCTCCCATACTAAGAGTACCAACAATTGTTGCATCATCACTTATAATTAAATCAGCACCTCCAACATCTAATGTAAGATCAGAACCTACATCTATTAACAAGGTACCAGAATTAGATATTGTACTTGCGTTTAGTGTAATATCATCAACTGTTAAACTTGTTAAAGTTCCAACTGATGTAAGATTAGGCATTGCCGTAATTTCATCATCAAGGTATGCAGCTAAATCTGTAACTGCAACTTGCACCATTGTGCCATTATCATTTAATACAACTCTATCTGCGTCAGCTACTGTTGTTGAAGTAGCTGATGTATCACCATCAATTATATTTAATTCTGCTGCAGTTGATGTAATTGTTGTGCTTGCTATTGAAAGAGCATCTGTTTCTAATGTAC